AATCAAGATTTTTCAAGTATACTACCTACAGATGTTCTCGACGGCGAAGAGATAGAAGGTGGACAAAACTTTTCCGAAGAAGAATTAGAAGAAGGTAATGATGCAGAGATGTTAAAACTAACTACTCTTGCTCTCAAACAAATACCTGGTTCTCCTAAGCAAAGAGAAACAATTAAGAAATTGAATGCTCTTCGTGTTAAAGCTGGTATGAAACCATTGAAAGAAATGGAAATCGATATCAATGATGAAATCAGTGAATCAGTCAAAGAATATGTTGGTGTGGCTTTAACTCCTGCTAATCAAATTGCTAAGAAACATGGTGGTAAAGTTAAATCCATTATGGCAAAAGATGAAAAAGGTAAGAAGAAAAAATACTTTTATGCTGAAGAGGAAGAAGCTGAGATTGATGAAGCTAAAGTATTTGACAAAATAAAGTTCAAAGGTGCAGATAAAAAGTTAGCATCATCTGTAGTTGATATGATTAAAAGCAAAGCTAAACCAAAAGAGATTGCTAAGTCATTTAAGAAATTAAAACTACCTTCTCAAGAATTGATTATGAAAGCTTTAGGTGATAAATCAGCTCAAGACTTATTACAAAAAGGACAATTGCTAAATCAGTTAGTAGGTATCTTTGATGAAGTAGACCCTAAAGGATTAGATGGTCGTACAAAAGCATTTAAAGAAAAACTTAGAAAGTTAGAATACAATAAAAAGAAGAAACTTCCTTTCGAAGTATTCGAAGAAAAAGATTTAGATGAACAACCTATTCATAATGATGACAAAAAATCAATATTAAGACATCAAGAATTAGCTGTTCAAGCACATAGGAAAGGCGACAGAGAAGCTGTTAAATTCCACCAAGATAAGATTCGTAAATTAAGAAGTAAGAACGAAGGTAAATCTATAAAGGAAAAGAAACTTAAAGCTCTTCAAACTAAGTCAGATAAGACTGGCATTCCTTATGGTATTTTAAAACAAGTGTTTAATCGTGGTGTTGCAGCATGGAGAACTGGCCACAGACCAGGTACTAATCCAACACAATGGGGATACGCTAGAGTGAACTCATTTGCTACCAAGTCAAAAGGAACTTGGGGTGGGGCTGATAAAGACCTAGCAGCTAAAGCAAGAAAGAGTATGTAATAATGAAATCATTTAATGAACATATGCTCAGTGAGCTTAAAGAACCTTATGTAGTCTTCAATAAAAAGACTAAAGAAGTTCTTGCAACAGGAAGCAATTCTAGAAGTCTATTTGCTCGAAGAAGTGGTTATGCAAGAGACAATGAAATAGATGTAAAAGATTTAGCATTCAAGAGGGTAAGTAAAAAACAACAGGTTGGTACTAAATTAAAAGAGGCAACTGATTCTTGTGATGCTATATTTGAACAAACAATCGAAGAGGCAGAATATAAAGGAAAGAAAGTCAAGTTAAATGACCCTATTCGTACTTCAGAGAATCCTAATAAGAAGTTCAAAGTATATGTAAAGAATGAAAAAGGTAAAGTCGTAGTAGTTCGATTTGGTGACCCTAATATGGAAATCAAAAGAGACGACCCCAAACGTCGTAAGAATTTCAGAGCCAGACACAATTGTGATAATCCTGGCCCAAAAACAAAAGCTCGATACTGGTCTTGCTATCAATGGCGAGGCGGAGCAAAAGTAGATAACTAATATGAATGCAAACGAAAAAACACGTCTCGATAGAATCGAAGAAAAGATAGACAAGATGGCAGAGGCCATTATATCTTTAGCTAGGGCTGAAGAAAAGATTCATAGTCTAGAAGAAAAGACTGTAACTATTTGGCAATCGATAGACGATCTACACGAAAAATTTGATGATATGGAAGAACGACTTCGAGAGGCAGAAGTTCTTTTAGAGAGTTCAAAACAAACTATTTCAAGTATTGTAAACCTAGGCTGGATAGTCATAGGAGCAATAGTAACCGCCGGCATCGGCGCATTATTCATGTTAAATTAAGGAGAAAATAACAATGTCATTCACAGGACACAAATTAGGTAATATTGATGGTCTTGCCGATGCAGCAAAAACTGTTTTAGAGGGCAAGATTAACGTATACGAATTAGCAGCATCACTCACTGATGAAGATGCTTCTGATTTTATAACAGCAGCGGCTCATGCCAAAGAAGAAGGTAAGAGTCACTTCATGTTCAACGGAAAATCATATCCAGTAACTATTGGAGATGATGTGGCAAAACAAATCGAAGATAAACTTGACCCAGTAGGAAAAGAAGACGACGACGTCGATAATGACGGAGACGTTGATGATTCTGATGAGTACTTAAAGAAACGTCGTGACGCTATTGATAAGGCAATCGACGATGAAGAAGAACAAGAAGAATCAGCAGACCTCGAAGAAGCTGAAGCAGGAGTCTATAAATCAAATGATGAAGTAGCACCTGATACAGATAAAGGTAAAGGTATGCCAGACGACGTAGAAGTAAAAGATGGCGAAGAGGAAGAAGCAGAGGAGCCTAAAGAGGTAAAACCAAAAGCTGAAAGCGTTGATTCATTAATAGCAAATCTTGAAGGTATATCAGAAAAAGCTACTGAAGAAGAAGTCAATGAAGCTAAAGTTGGCGACGAAGTATCTTTTGAATGGCCTTCTTCAATTTCAATGGGCAGCATTCCTCAAAAAAACAGAAAGCCTGGTGGATTCGTTAAAGGTATTCTTACAAAAGTTGACAGTAAGAGAGCTAAGGTTAAAATCGGAAATAAGGTCTACAGCGTTTCAACTTCAGACTTAATAAAGGAAGATGTACAAGAAGGTAAGATGAATCAACTTCATCAATTAGTTTCTTCAGGCGTAAAAGACCCAAAAAAGATTGCTAAAGAATTGGGGCTTAAACCATCTAAAGATACTACTGATGCAATTGCTGCTTTAATTAAAGGTATGAAGTAAGGTTAGCCTTATAAATATCTTTGATGGCTATATTATTACCAACTGAGAAAAACATCAAGATTTACGCAGTAGAAAATTATACGAACAGAGCTTGTCTAGATGAAGATGAGTTTTGGGAAGATTTCAATAAAATTAAATATGTTAAAAGGTTATTAGGGAGGTATGTAAAAGACGGAGAGTTAAAGGAACGTTTAATTCTAAATCATTTGATATCTTTCTATAATGTGTTTACAATCGAATCGGCTAATAGAATGTTATTTCTAAAAGTCACTGACGAATGTAAACCAGCCTTGAAAACATTTTTGGTTTATTTGAATTATCTTCCGTCTAATTGGCATACTGATATATCATTAGACCAGAATATTATAAACATTTTAAGAGAACTATGAGCATACAATTAAACGAGTTTATTAAGGTAGCAGATACAGCATTTGCTCTTAGACTTCTTCGTTTAATGACAATGCCTGCAGAAAAGACTGGTGCATTTAAAGCTGGTCTTATCGATAAAGACTTTAAATTAGTAAAAGATAAAAAAGAGTTTACCCCTAATGATAAAAAGGTCTATACGATGTTTCATAAGTTGGCCTTTAATTTAAGAAAGCTGATCCGCAAAGTACCATTGGTTGGAAAACTCACTCTTTCCTCTTATCTAGCTGCTCTATGGTTAATTAAGGACCATACAGAAATGTCAGATGAAGAAATCAGAGATGTGTTAACCGAAGTTACTGGTACAAATATCGAAGATATTCCATTAGTAGAGAACAGCCTTTTTATAAATAAAAACTATCAGTTAGAAAAGGGGACATACATTTTAAACAAAAATCTATTGCTTCCGACCACAGGTGAAGAGTTAATTCAAGGCGGAACAGAAGTGATTGTGAATGAGTCTAAAATACCATGCGGTTCGATACTAGGTACTCCGGTGTTCGAAGTGTATCACCCTAAAACTAAAAGTAAAGTATACATAACACCAGGAGATATAACAGATGTACCATAGTATTAGCACCGCAATTCAAGAAATTCTTAATAAGGATATTAAGACAATTAAAAAAGAAATCGAGGAGAATGACACCGTAGCTGGTGATATTCAAATTGTAGATAAGCCCCTACTGAAGAAAAAGAAAACTGATGATGAAGTGCCTTCAAATGTTCTTCGTCGTCAACCTCTAGAAAAACAGTAAAAAATGATTTACAAGACGTAAATTATTTGGTATAATATAATCTATAATTTTAAGGAAAAGCTATGTCAACCATCTTCGAAGAACAAATATCTCGCAAACCAGACCACTATCCGTGGGCAAATCAATTTATCGAATCCATGCACAATGGATTTTGGACTGATAAGGAATTTAACTTCCAATCAGATATACAGGATTTTAAAGTACATCTCAATGAGCGAGAGAAAGAGATGGTTGTTAGATGTCTATCTGCGATTGGTCAGATTGAAGTAGCAGTTAAAACATTTTGGGCGAAGCTTGGTCAAAATCTTCCACACCCTAGCCTTACAGATTTGGGGTACGTAATGGCAAACGTAGAGGTGATTCATAACAATGCTTATGAAAGATTGATTAAGCTATTGGAAATGGAAGATGTCTTTGAAAAGAATTTAGAGTTAGATATTATTCGTAACCGAGTAAAGTATCTACGCAAATATAATCACAAATATTATAAAGACTCAAAGAAACAATATGTCTATTCACTTATATTGTTTACTTTGTATGTTGAGAATGTTTCGCTGTTTTCGCAATTCTATACTATCAACTATTTCAATAGATTCAGAAATATGTTGAAAGATACAGCTCAACAAGTAGCATATACTTCCAAAGAAGAATTGATTCATGCGATGGTTGGTATGAAGCTAGTTAATACTATCCGTGAGGAAATGCCTGAATTATTTGATGAAGAGTTTTGTGATTTAATCCGTAAGCAGTGTATAAAAGCATACGAAGCAGAAGCTGCTATTATCGAATGGTCAGTGAACGGATATCAATCAGAGCACTTGACTTCTGATATTATGAAAAACTTTATTAAGAATAGACTTAACGAAAGTCTAGAACAAATTGGCATCGACCCTGTATTTGATGATGTCAGCCAAGAATTATTAGATAAAACTTTATGGTTTGATGAAGATGTATTAGGTAATACCGCAACAGACTTCTTCTACAAACGTCCAACTGAATACTCAAAAAATGATAAGTCCTATGATGAAGATGACTTGTTTTAAGGATAAATTATATTATGCACGAAAAATATTATTGGTTAAATGACGATAGTCGCCTGTTCCTACAACGCGGATATCTAGAAGGTAGAGAGACGCCGGAAAGCAGAGTTAGGAATATCAGCAAAGCAGCCGAAGAGATTCTAGGTGAAGAAGGCTTTGCGAAGAAGTTCGAAGATTATATGTCTAGAGGTTGGTATTCATTAGCCTCACCTATATGGGCAAACTTTGGAAAAGATAGAGGTTTACCTATTTCATGTTTTGGTTCTTTCATTGATGATACAATGGAAGAAATTTTATATACGGTTTCTGAAGTTGGTATGATGTCTAAACTTGGCGGAGGTACATCTGCTTACTTTGGCCATCTTCGTTCAAGAGGTTCTGAAATCAAATCAGGTGGTAAGTCTTCTGGCCCAGTTCACTTTATGGAATTGTTTGAAACAGTTACTAATGTAGTATCTCAATCAAATGTCCGTAGAGGTTCTTTCGCAGGATATCTAAATGTTGAACACCCCGATGTAGACGAGTTTTTATCAATTAGAAACGAAGGTCACCCTATTCAAAATATGTCATTTGGTGTAACCGTTTCTGATAAATGGATGCGCTCAATGATTGATGGTGATAAAGACAAACGTAAGATATGGGGCAAGATAATTAAGAAACGATTTGAATCTGGTTATCCATATATTATGTTTAGTGATAATGTAAACAATAATAAACCACAGGTATATAAAGATAAACATAAAACTATATGGGCATCAAACCTATGTTCGGAGATTGCGTTATCCACAGAGAAAGGTCAGTCTTTTGTATGTGATTTATCTTCAATGAATCTATTGCATTACGAAGAATGGAAAGATACTGATGCAGTTGAAACATTAACTTATTTCTTAGATGCTGTAATGACAGAGTTTATTGAGAAGGCATCAGAGATTCCATTTATGAAAAGACCAGCTAACTTCGCTAGATGTCAAAGAGCATTGGGTATCGGAGTACTGGGTTGGCATTCTTATTTACAAAGTAAGAGAATCCCGTTTGAATCATTAGAAGCAAACATGGCAAACATTCAAATACATAAACTGATATTTGAAAAATCTCAAGCAGCCTCAAAGGAGATGGCTGATAAGTATGGTGAACCATCAATGTTAGTTGGTTATGGAATGAGAAACGTAACTACTATGGCAATCGCACCAACTACGTCGAGTTCATTTATTCTAGGACAAGTATCACCAAGTATCGAACCATTGAATAGTAACTACTTTGTGAAAGACTTAGCAAAAGGAAAGTTCACATATAAGAATCCTTATCTAAAAGAAGTATTAGCTGAGCATGGTAAAGATAATCAAGCTACCTGGAAATCTATTCTAACAAGTGGTGGTTCAGTCCAACATCTTGACTTCTTATCAGATGAAGAAAAGTCTGTATTCAAAACATTCGGTGAGATATCACAAAAAGATATTATTATTCAAGCGGCTTCAAGACAGAAATGGATTGACCAATCTCAATCATTGAACTTGATGATACACCCGTCGACACCGCCCCGCGATATAAATAAACTACTAATAGAAGCATGGGAGCTAGGAATCAAATCTCTTTATTATCATAGAGGTACAAATCCTGCTCAAGAGCTATCTAGAAATTTATTAACTTGTTCAAGTTGCGAAGGCTAATGGAAGACGAAATTTATATAGAGTGCGAACATTGTGGAATGAAGTACACAATTAAATGCAATGACATGAAAATGTCAGAGATAGGCGAAGATGACTCCGATGACATCTGGCCAGAATTTTGCCCGTTCTGTGGCAATAGAGTGGAGCTATAAATGTACACGTATAAAATAAAAGAAATCAATAGAGTAGTTGATGGTGATACTGTTGACATTACAATCGATTTAGGATTTGGACTCACCAAAAAAGAAAGAGTTCGAGTGGCAGGAATCGATACACCTGAATCTAGAACAAGAGATTTATACGAAAAGAAACTTGGCAAAGAAGCAGCAGCTTATCTTCAAAGTCGATTACATGGTGATATCATTATCAAAACCGAAAAAGATGGTAAGTATGGTCGTATGTTAGGTTGGTTATATAAAGAAGGTGAAGAACTTTCTATTCAAGAAGATATGATTAACCGAGGATATGGTTGGGTGTATGATGGCGGTAAGAAAGAAAAGTCTTTTGAGGAGTTAAAAGAAAAAAGAATCGCAGATGGTTCTTGGATTGAATGAGTGTTAGTATTAGAAGAATGTCAGCAGGACCTGGGCAAAAGCCTAAGACGCTGATATACTTTTCTAAAGACCTATATTATATTTGGCCAACTACTGATTACGAGCATGCAGAGATTGAAAAAATATTTCTGCAAGATAGACCATACGATGGTATAATTAACGATTTCACAAATCATTTCAAGTCTTTCTTTGATAAATAAATTTAATGAGTGAATGGAAATATAATGATAAAGTTTTTGAGTCTGAAATGATTGAAGACTATATTGGTTTTGTATATGAGATTACTGATACCGAAAATGGTATGAAGTATATAGGCAAGAAAAAATTCTGGTCTAAAGTCACTCGACCGCCACTCAAAGGAAAGAAAAATAAAAGACGATCCGTTAAAGAATCCGATTGGAAATCGTATCATGGTTCAAGTGAAGAAGTCAAATCACTGGTGGAAAATACAGGTGAATGGCGTTTCGAAAGAAAAATCATTCGCCTTTGTAAAAGCCTTGGTGAAATGTCTTATTATGAAATGAAAGAACAAATCGATAGAGATGTCTTATTAAAGCCAGACGAATATTACAATGCGTTTGTTGGTGGAAAGATTCACCGAAGACATCTTGGCCATTTGTTAAAAAAGTGATTGACATTTGAGAAAAAATAATATAATATAGTAAACATAATGATATTAGTAGATTATTCAGGTATAGCGATGGGTGCGTTATTCGCACGAGGCGGTGGTGAAGAAGAAGGTCTTATACGCCACTTTATTTTAAATTCACTTCGAATGTACAATGTCAAATACCGTGAGGAATATGGTAGAATGATTGTATGTGGTGATGGTGGCTCTTGGCGTAAAGATTATTACCCAGAGTACAAAGCATCTCGAAAGACTAATCGAGATAAAGATGACAAAGACTGGGATTCTATTTTCAATACCTTTACTAAGGTTAGAAATGAGATTAAAGAGAATCTTCCGTTTGATGTTATTCACGAGTTTGGTGTAGAGGCAGATGATATCATTGCTACTCTAGTAAAAGAAACTCAAGACTTTGGTAAGCATGAACCAATTATGATTATATCTGCTGATAAAGATTTTATTCAACTTCATAAATATTCTAATGTGAAACAATACAGTCCTATTACTAGGAAAATGATAACTCACGATAATCCAACAGAATATCTTATGGAACATATATTCAGAGGCGATTCTGGCGATGGTGTACCAAATGTATTATCTGCAGACGATACGTTTGTTGATGAAGATAAGAAACAAACTCCGTTGTCCAAGAAAAAAATTCAAGCTTGGATAGATGATTATGATAATCTAGAAAATGTAATGCCATCACAAGCTTATCGTAATTATCAAAGAAATAAGAAAGTTATCGACTTAGAAGAAATACCAGAAGAGGTTACCCAAAAGATTCTTGACAGTTATAACTCAATTAAATCGACACCAAATATGAAAGCACTAAACTATTTGATTGTTAATAGATTAAATCTATTAGTTGAATCTGTTGGTGACTTTCACAGACTTTCTAAATAAAGGAACAAAAAATTATGGAAGATACAACACTATATGAAAAGTTATCAAAGATTGATAAGCTTAAACAACACAAGCGTAAAATCGACCAACTGAGAGAGGTTGAAGATTTTACTATTCGTAGTATCTTTATGGCAGCGTATGGTAAACATATCAACATGAAGATGCCTGAAGGTGCTCCGCCCTATAAGCCAAACGCAAATGGTAAGTTATTATCACATGAGAAATTCAATAAAGTTATTAAAGGAATAATGAACTTTAAAGACCATCAATGGAAAAGAGAAAAGGTATTCATTGATTTGTTGGAATATGTACATGAAGACGATGCACCTATTTTTATTGCAATGAAAGACAAAAACATAACTGAGGTATTTCCATCGCTCACTCGTGACGTGATGGCAGAGGCATATCCAAAATTCGTGAAAGGTGGTGATAAGTAATGTTAGGAGATTTACTAGATTGGTTTGAAAACAAAACAGCGGAGCTCTATAATAATATTGACAAAATCTTTAAGAAAGATTATGATTATGAGTATGAAAAAATGTCAAAAGATGAACTAGAAGAATTAGGTCGTCAAAATGGCATCGAGCTCGATAAGAGATTCAAAAAAGAAACATTAATTAAACAACTAAAAGAATTAGATAAATGAACATATTCGTATTAGATAAAGACCCAGAAGTCGCAGCTGCAGAACATTGCGACAAACATGTGGTAAAGATGATTGTGGAGTCAGCTCAAATGCTATCGACTGCCCATCGCATTCTAGACGGAAAAGAAGATAAAAGACTATCTAAATCAGGTAAACGTATGGTTCCATACTGGGAACTATCAGATGAAAGAGAACACAAATTGTACAAAGCGGTGCACATGAAACATCCTTGTACTATTTGGTCTATGGAGTCTAATGAAAACTACCATTGGCATTGGAAATTATTCAATGCTCTTTGTGACGAATATATCTATCGTTACAAAAAAGTACATAAAACGGATTATCTATTAAGAGGAGCCTTGCTTCAACAGCCTAAGAATATACCACAAGGTCCAATGACGCCATTTAAATTGGCAATGTTTGAAGATTGTAAAGGACCAGACCCAGTTCAAGCTTATCGGACATATTATCACCGAAAAGAGTTTAAAATGGTGTGGACTGGTAGAAAATTACCTAAATGGTACGGCGATAGTCAATATATTTCATAGTTGAAGACCCATATTTTCCTAAATAGTATCAAAGGGAAAATATGGCCAAGGATAAGGGAAAATCAAAGGCTGATGAAACAGAGTTATCTGTTGAAGAAGCACAAAACATTATTCGCAAACTCTCCAAACCTGATAGGAAAAATGAAGAGTTTGAATTGTTAAAACAAGCTTCTGCCACGTTAGCAAAAGAACTTGAACCTGAGTTTGAGTTTGAGGAAGAAGATGGCGGAGGTGGTTCTGGTGTATCAGAGAAACTAAAAGAAGCACCAGGATTTTTCGAACAAATCGCAACAACTGCCCAAGCATTAGGACCAGCCGGTCTTATCGCCTTGGGTTCTGCTGCTTATTTCCAAATAGATACAGTCGTAGAAGAAACAAGATACGTTTCCGAAGTAGCAGAAGAAAAGTGGGAAGAAGTTAAATTTGAGCACCCTAACATCGACTGGGACGACCCTTTAGCAGGATTTACAACTATCATTGGTATCGGTGAAATTGATATAGACCTAGAGCCGCCAACTCCTAACGATCCGACCGGCGACGCTCCCGTACCAAGTGATACAGACAAGGGAGGTTCAGATGAATCTACAACAATATCTGAAGAATCAGACGATAGCGGAGAAGAAGTTTCGCAGGAGTCAAATGATAAAGAAGATAGTAATGTTGATGATGAAACCGCTGAAGATAATGAAGAAGAAGTAAAAGACGAAGAAGAGCAAGAAGAAGAACCCAAGAAAGAGAAAAAGAAGAAAGGGTTCTTTGCTAAACTTTTAGGCGCTGATGAAGACGAAGAAGAAGCTGAAGAAGAAGCTGAAGAAGAGTCCGAAGAGCCAACCGAAGAAAAGGCTGAGGAAGAAACCGAAGCTGAAGAAGAATCTAGTGAGCAGGAACCTGAAGCCGAAGAGGAACCCGCTCAAGAAGAAAAACCAAAAAAGAAATCTGGTGGATTGTTTAGCTCTCTATTCGGCGGGGGTGATGATGACGACGAAGAACCAGATGAAGAACAAGGAGAGGAACCAACACAAGATGGCGACACAATACCAGATGAGCAAGCAACGGAAGAGACTGATACGGAGTCAGAAGCGGAAACGACTGATGGCGAAGTTACAGGCGGAGAATCATCAGCAGAACCTGCTGAGGGAACCAATGTTGCAGAATCGGATGGTGTAGGTGATAACGGACTAAGCAATTCGTCCGGTAAGAAATCGAGTGGTGGCGGTCTCTTCGCTGCGTTATTTGGTGGTAACGAAACAGAAGAGGAGGTGGTCGAAGATAGTGAAGTATCTAATGAAGAACCAACAATTGAGTTGGCAGATTCAAATGTAGAGACCGCCGAACCACCTTCTGAAGAACCAGAGGTTGAAGTAGAAACTATTGATGGTTTAGATGATATCAAACCGCATTCAATGGTTGGTGATACTGCTTTTGCGGATACAGAAGTTGAAATAAATGAACCAGAAGTCGAAGTGGCTGAAATGCCAGATATGGAAATCGACATCGGTGAAGTTGCAGGAGCTGCTGATATAGCAATAGATGATATAGAAGTTGTAGTAGATATTGATGACCAAATAGAAAAAATACTCACGCCCATTGGAGATGACACTCGAGTAGTTTCACCCGCAGGCGGACCTGATATTAATTGGGCAGATATATTTGACCCAAATAACCCAAGTCGCAGTGAAACAGATGCAACACCAATTTAGAAAGAACAATTATGATACAATATTTAATAGAACATTGCAAAGGTAGTCTAATTGAGATAGCAATTGGTGTTATCGGTTTATTATCTATTTGCACTTTACTCATTCCAAAAGATTCTTGGCTAGGAAAAGGTCTAGGAATCTTCGGTCAAATTTTTGGATTTTTAGGACAATTATTTAGCAAAGGAAAATAAAATGAAAAAGTTATTAGCATATCTGTTGATACCCTTTACATTATGTGCTGATTTAGTATTATTAGATACTATTACATTTGATATAGAAGAAAATCAATCACTATCATTCACTAGGCCAAACTGGAATGATAGTAACGATATCTTTTATTATAACATCATTGAATTTAGTGTAGACACGGCTGGCGATTGGAGAGCATCTAATAGTTCAATTACATCTCACGATTCTTTTGATTATACACCATACCCAAATCATCAAACACCTTGGTTTAATGCAGATACTTATATCTATGTTTACGAAGGTTCATTCACACCAACTAATCCAACATTAAATCTTATAGCACAAGATGATGATGGTTATGATGGTGGTAATGAGGTTCAATTTGATTTAACTACTAATTTAAAAAAGGATACTACATACTATAGTGTTATAACAACCTATGACCCCGAAGAATTAATTGAAGGTTCGGTTGATATCTATGGACCACAAGGTGGTGTTCTTACATATACAATTATACCTGAACCCGCTACTTATGGTTTAGTTATGAGTGGGGCTTTATTAACTTTATTACTTAGAAAAAGAAAATGATTAAATACCTATCAACATTATTATTAATACCATTATTATCATTTGCTTCAATCAGTATTACGTCAAGTGTAATATCCGACGGGTATTTGTATGACCTTGATGTTCAATTTGATTTTAATAAGTATATCGATGCATATGAGTTTCTTGGCGGAGAACATACTGTAGGTCTTGAAGATAATGGTGAGAAGATATGGTATGAAACAATGACATTCAAACCAAGTGAAGATGGTTGGTATACATTTAATAATTATAATAGTGACATCGCAGTTGGTAATACTATTATAGAAGAAACACAATTACTTTTTTATACTGATGTGCCAGAAGGTGAT